CCCCATACGAGAATCGAACTCGTTTCTTCACCTTGAAAGGGTGACGACATAACCTGTAGTCCAATGGGGCATAATAAATGTGACTTTGGTTCACGACTCGCATGAACTAGCTACTACTGAACGTAGTCGTTTCAAGTCAAATTTTAAGCTGGTATGTACATACCACAAAATCACATTTTTGTTAGTGAGCACAACTTTCTGTTTTGTCAATTACCCGGAGGCAAAAGAAGCTGTTTTTCGGGCGGCTGCAATATCACAGCCTCGGGATTGATTGCTTGCGTGTACAACGCCACGACTTTCTCGTCGGCCTCGGCAGTACAAATGACATGGTCCTTGTTCATCGTAACCACTTCGGAAATGCTGGCTGGAAGAAAATCCATTAGGGTAATCATTGTCTTGCCAGACCTGTCTGGGATGAGCACGACTTCCATTGGCTTGGTGAATTCCATCACGTCACCTCGTCGCAACACCCCAGCTATCACAGTGTTGCCACACACGAGTTTGGCCAAACGCACTTTTCTCTCGGGGGTTTTCTCTTTGTTTTTCGACACAGCATTTTTCCTTGGTTAAAGTCCTTTGTTACTTCAGTAGGTCAGCGCGGAGTCGAACCGCGAACCCGTGGTCCCAAACCACGTATGTAACCATGACACTTCAGACCTATGTAAATCGCCAGTTAAAGTCATAAAAAGTTCAAATTTTGGTGTATACTATGGTGGTTCAATACAATACCACAGGAGACCAACATGTCTGAATTATCTGAAAACATCTTGAGGTTGCGAGCAGAGGGTAAAACCTATGACCAAATACAAGATGAATTACAATGTTCTAAGGGCACTATTTCGTATCATTGTGGGGATGGTCAAAAGACTAAATATGCCAAACGAGGTCGTCAAACCAGAGCAAATAGACACCCGTTTGTTCGCAAAGTTGAGGCATTTTGTAATGCAAGGAAATATGAATCACATCAAACACAACTACATAAATGGAGAAAGCTAATTCAACTTAAACTACAAACATTTCACTATCTTAGACTAGGAGGCAAAATGACCTACCGAAAGCCAACATTTACAGTTCAAGATGTGATAGATAAATTTGGTGAAACGCCAAGATGTTATCTCACTGGTGAAATCTTGGATATTTATCAACCACGCACTTATCATTTTGACCACAAGCACCCAGTTTCTAGGGGTGGTTCTAATGCCTTGGATAATCTCGGTGTCTGTACAGCAGACGCCAATATAGCCAAAGGTATATTGACCGAGGGTCAATTTATTGATTTGTGTCGTCGTGTTTTGGAACACAACGGTTTTCATGTTAAGCAGCCCAGGCAGGCCTCGAACCTGCAACCTTCAGATTAACAATCTGCTACACGACCAATCGTGCTGCTGGGCTAAACGAAGCGACCAGGATTGTGACGCAGAAACAATTGTGAATATGTAAGCGTCAGGACATTCGCCACGTGTTTTATTATACACCAGATAGTCGAATTGTCAACCCAAAAAAAAAGGAGTTTCCCAGACAAACCTGGGAAACCCCTTATTGGGTAGTTCCAGCGTTAGCCTCCGTTCCGCTTGGCCTTAGCCACACGATTCAAGATTTCATCGACCTTTTTGGGGATTTCGGTGGTTATCGTATCATCACCAACTTCGTTCGATGCCTGTCGTACAGCTTCCAGAATTTCTTGAACATTGATGTTCTTACGAACACCAGAGCCATTTATAACACGCTCTGCGGGCTTGCCAGTGGCACTAGCCTTGGCGACTTGCCTGCGAGCCTGTATGTCTTCAAGGAAGTCATCCGCATAGCCCAGGAGTGCGTCTTCAACGCCCTCCATCACATCTCTGGCTTCTTTCGCCATCTCCGGTCCCCACTTCTTCTTGATTTGCAGTTCAAGATAGTCTTGTAGGGAATCAACCTGTTTAATGACTCTCTTCTTGAGAAACTTATTCCACACAAAGATAAACATACCAACACCGGCACCCATCAGGATACCACCAAGGAAGTTGTTCATGCCGTTTCGCATGCGAGCAAAGAATCCAATTGGTGCTTCATCAACAACCTCTTCTTGCTTAGCGTCAGCTTCGGCCTTGGCTTTGGCATCAGCTTCAGCTTGCGCTAATGCGGTAGCCTCGGCCTTTGCGGCGGCGGCGATAGCAGCATCTCTCTCGGCTTCCAAGCGTGCTCTCTCTACATCTTGGTCAATGGTCGCTTGGTCGAGAATTTTTCCTTCTAGTTCATCCAGTTTATCTTGGATGGCTTGCTTCTCAGCGGCAAAAGCGTTGTACTTTTGGCCCAGTTCATCAAGTTCGATGCTCAGCGGTGGAAGTACGACTTCTGGTACGATTGGAATTTCAGGTTTCACCTCTACAGGAGGCGTAACAGGTAATGGCAACTCTTCCTTGGGCGGCTCAACTTCTTCCTTGGGTGTTTCTGTACCTGGCCACGGAGCACCAATACTTGGAGGATTCACACCACCATAAGGATTACCAGGTTGCGTATATGGGGGTACTTCACCAGGACGTGGTTGTGGCTCAAGCCCAGGTTGCGGAGCCGGACGACGCCAACTATATGGTGACGGCAGACTTCCACTACAATTCGGACAGTCTGGCCGACCACAGCCAGTCCATGAGATAACTCGTGTATTTGGGTTGGCAAATGTAACGGTTCGACCACCATCAGAGTCATATCGAATCTGATAATGACGACCATCGCTAGCTAGCGCATACTTAGCCGACATTTCAACATAATTTACGGGCACTTGATACGCCGTGTGCTGTTGACTCATCACACTATATAGCGTACCAATGGGAATCGCGCCACCTTGTACACTAACGTTTTCACCAATACGCCATGTGAGCACGGCACCAACTCGTGTATGCCACTCTCCATCCTGGCCCTTAATGAGCACCGTAAGGCCACTGCCGCTTTGACCACCAACGGGCGCGGGCGTAAATAACACACGACTTTGACGGTCAGTTACAATATGACCTTCCCAGCCCTGAGCCCAACGAGCACCGGGGCAACCCACAGCAGCAATATAATGGTTGACTTGAGGACGGTAACCTTCTGGTGCAAGTGGAATCACTCGCGGTTGATGGTCACCAAACAAAGACTTGCGCACTGTCAGAATGGCAAAGTCTACGTCACTACCACCTTGATAGGCTCTCCACACAACCGTTGCTGGAAGTAGCTTTGTCTTATATCCACCCTTGAAGAATTCTACAGTACCCTGTCGTTGTTGTCCAACGACATGAGCATTAGTCAAAACATAGTAGCTTTGACCGTCAGGTGTTTCACCGATACATGTACCAGTTCCTGAACTGAGTGTACCAACCCCAACCTTCACCCGACATACAGCCTGTGAAATCTCGTTAAGGTTCAGTGGTTTAGCGAGAGCAACTGTGCTCACTAGCATGGCGATTGCCGCCACGGTCGCTATAATCCATCTTTTCATTTTTCTATCTCCCATAGTATGGAAACTAACTACTACCCATAGTATTATACACGGAAAACTGGTCGGCGCGTCAAGTTGAGACATTCTTTTTTGCCACAGCTTTGCAAAATGATACCAGTTCCTCGTGTGTAAACTCGTTCTTGGCACACTGAGCCATATAACATACAAATTGTATGTTTTCTTTTATGTAGCCACATGATGAATCAATGCGGTCTAAACTGGCTCGTCTGATAGTCTTGGGTAGTTTGTCGTTTTCAGAAGTAGAAACTGGGTTTTCCATTTCCCATCCAGTATATGGGCAGACTCCATTCTGCGCATTCCATTGTTGCTTGAGTTCGTCGAGTGTTAGGTCATTATCTCTATTCAAACGACGACATCTACTGCGTATACTTATCAGATGGCGTCGAAACGGTGAGAACTCATCTTTGGAACTTCCCACATGTAACAAATTGTGATTGTAGTTCCCAACTAAATGATTGCTCTGTAGGCCAGAACATCTGTTGTTGCAGTAAAACTTGCGACTCAATCTCATTGAACGATTATACTCGTTCTTAGGTTTCTTGACTGGTTTACCACATGTTGCGCACTCAACTTCAACATAATTCATAATCAACTCCAATACAGAAAAAGGAAATACCACTATAGTATACCCCAAATCTATGGAGATGGCTAGAATTTTTAGTGGACCCGAAGGGAGTCGAACCCTTGTGCAGCGGCATTATCATAAGCAACGTCTACGTGTGTATTTTGTTGTTAAGCTGCACAACAAACAAAGCTGTCTCGAATGCCCATGCGCTCTTGTTATGGCACAAGATTAAGCCGTCACCACAGGCAATTTGCCGTTAAACAAAAGTGAACTGTGGGGCAGTGTTGGGTGCTTCCTGAGAAGCGAAACCGGCTACTGCGAAGCCTTCGACAATTTGGTTGTCAATTAAGTTTTGCGGTCAAATTTTTACGTGGCCATTTGACCAACCACGACACGCAATTACAAACTCCAATACCCTGTCGATACCATGACAGGCCCATGTTTTACTTAATGTCAAAAACAGATTTATACCATTGTGGCGCATTATTCCAACAGTTACACGTGTGACCCAATGCAACCATTTTGTCTTTTCGCATAGAATATGGACCATACATACTCTCAGAATGCCAGCGCACGTGGCTACCCACAGCCAAACACAGCAGCACAAATCCAGCTATACCACCTAAAATCCATGGATTACAACCACTCGTGACTATAACAACCCAATATATAAGATATATACCAAGACAAATAAGCCCAATTAGGACAGCCACTTTGAGTAGTATCCAAAATCCCAGCATGGTTGACGCTATGAATTCTTGCATGATTAAAGTTCCTGTTCTATTTCACCCCAGCGATTGACATAATGGTTTTGATTAGCCAAATGCTCAATTTCAGCAGGAGAGGCAGCAGCCCCAGCACACAGAATAGCAT